TCAGGAGCCGACGATCACTCTCACGATCTTCGACCAGTATGCCGTGACGATGGACGCGATGGCCGCGGCCGCGATGCCGGTAACCCCGAGCGCGCCGATGCCCATCAGCTTCCAGCGTTTCACGTCGTCCGTAACCGGCTTCATGTCAGCGATGTCATCCTTCACGTCGGTGACGTCTCCCTTGACGATCGCTAGGTCCACCTTGACGCCCGAGAGCTCGCTGACTAGGTCGTCCATGCGTCGGTGGACGCCGGTGCGGTGGCTATTGGCGCGAGATTCCGATGTCTGGAAGTCGCGCCGGAGACCGGCCATCTCCGCCCTCAGGCTTCCGATCGCCTCGGAGATGTCATCGAGCTTCGTGGTCATCCGCCTCTACCCCAGCCAGGTCAGAAACAGGACGGGCGCCATGATCAGCAGCGCCCATCCGGCGATTTCCCAGGGCGTCATGCACCCAGCGGCTTTTTCTGGAACCAGCGGCCATAGAGCGTGATCAGCGCCCCGATCACCGGGCCGGCCGCCGGTGCGAACTCCGCCGGAGTGGGGACCGTACCGTCGAGGAAGTCGTAGCCCAGCGCATAGCCGCCGGTGATCAGGGTTATGGCCGCGCCGATCGTGACGGTCGACTGGTACCAGGGCTCCTGGTTGGTCTGGTTGACGACGACGGCGGAGACTTCCCTGGTCACCTTGTCGGCGATCTCTCCGGCTTCCGCCCAATCCAGCGGCGGCGCCATCTTGCTCACGGCCTGCTTGGCTGCCTCGGCAATCGCCGGCCTGAGTGTGGCTGCAATGGCGTCGATCTTCGTTATCATGGGTATGACTCCTCTGGGTTGAAAGAACAGGCGCGGCGAGGCCCGGCGAGACGCACGTGTCGCACTGGGGTCACATCGACTTGCCAAGAGGTTCCCGGCGCAGCGGGCACGCATCGAGGAAGGATTTACGGAATGTGGATCAGGCTGAATTCCTACAAGGAGAACAACCCGCTGCTCGTCTCGGGCGAGCTGGTGACGCATATCGCTGCGCGCCTAGGGGGCGGATCGACCCTCTACTTCGCCTTGGCTACAACGGACGGCAAGAAGGGCGAGACCAAGCAGAGGGCGCTGGCGGTGCGGGAATCGATCGACGAGATCGCCAGACAGCTCAACGGCGCCACCCCCAATATCCGGGCTGCCTGACATCTGGCGAACGCCGTCATTCAGGCTTCGTTGGTGGAGATGGTCGCGTCCAGCTCGCGGCGCTGCAGTGCCTCGGTCGGCAGCGGATAGGTGGCCGGCCAGCGCAGCGGGCCGGAGAGCCGGTTCTTGGCGATCTTGGTGATAGTGATGGCATTCGACTGGTTGCCGCCGAGCACATGGAAATAGCTCGCGTCGTGGCCCACGATCATGCCGATGTGGCCACCGCCCGGCCGAACGAATGGCGCAATCGCGCCAAGCCCTACGATGTCGATCGGCCGGCCGAACGCCTTCCAGCTGAGCGCCCAGTAAGGGTTGCCGGGCAGCGGCTCGTCCGGCAGCGTGACTGCGATCACCGTCTCAATGAAGTCGCCGCACCACGGCAGCTTGGCCGGGTCGCCCAGCGTGTTGCCGTCGCTCTTCAGCCAGTCGCGCAGTGTCTTGTTGTTGGTCTTTTCGTGCAGACCGATCTTGCGCCGCGCCAGCGCCACCCAGGGCGGCACGATCTCGTCAGCCGACACGCCCGGCTCTGGCGCCGCCTCGCCGCTCAGTCCGAGCGCCGCCAGCGTGATCGGCCCGATCGTGCCTGGCCATTTGACGTGCAGCTTGCGGTCCGCCTGGAACTTGCGGATCGCCGCGATCGTCATGCGTCCGAGGATACCGTCGGCACCGTAAGGCGCAAGGTCATAGCCGCGCGCCAGCAGCGCGCGCTGGACGTCCAGCACGGTTGTCATGTTCCGATTTCCTTGTGAATGGGCGCGGTTGCCCGGTTTGGCGCTACGCCACCACCACGCCGTCACGCGCGGCATGCAGCGCCATCTGCGCCCAATGCGCTGCGCGTTCAGCCGGGCTCAGCACCCGGTTCCACAGGGCGAAGGAATAAAAGCCCTGGTCGCCCTGATAGGTGACAACGTTCGCTGACAGGATGCTCATCGGCAAGGCGCCGGGAGCACGAGCGGCCGTGAACGTGTCGGTCGCGGTCGCGGAATCGGTTTCGTTGATCGCGGTGAGGGTGGTTGCGGAGCACGTCCACGTGTACCGCTTCAGCGTGGTGGGACTGGACGGCGTGAGGATGGCATCCTGCGCCACACCTCCCGCCTGGTAGGCGCGGCAGCGCAGCGTCGTTGCAGAGTTCCAGCTGATCAGCAGGCCGAGGTTAAGCGCGCCACCAAACGACGCGCAGACAACTCCCCGGTTCGCGTCATCAACGTTTGTGTCGTCCTGCTTGAGGATGGCGCAGATTGTGAACTCCTCCGGCTCAAGAACACCAGCCTTGAGATAGTTCACCCCTCCGGAGCCTGTGATGTACGTGGCTCCGACAGTTGGCGAGCCGACCACCGCCAGCTTGTCGCCGGTTGCGAAGTTGCGGCGGGCCCGCTCGATGTCGGACAGCCCCGCCAGCTGCCAGATCAGCAGGCCGTCGGGGACTGCGCTGTCGACCTGTGTGGCATAGGGGAAAGCGTCGGCGTCCTTGTAGACCCACTTGGGTAGACCAAGACCCATGGTCGTCGCTCCTTATTCAGTGATTTCGGTGAGGGTGAAGACTTCGATCGCCGCGTAATTCGGCAGCGGGTAGGGCTGGTTGATGTAGTCGGCCAGTTCGGCTTGAGCCTCGTTGTTCACAAGGATTTCACCGGCCGTCATGTTGGCCGGGTTCGGGTCGAAAGCCGCGAAGTCCTGATGGCTGTACTGGTAGGTGAAGCGCGACACCGAGGGATCGCTGTCGGCGATGTTGTGCATACCCCGCGCCGTCCCGACATGGATGACGAGCGGCACGCCGGACGCCGGGATGATGTCGAGCTCGAACACGATCGATTGCTCCATGAAGGTCATGGAGTTGACGCCGATCTCGGTAGCGCCCTGAAAGAACTGGATGCCGTTGTTCGGCATGAAGACCTTGCGGTAGCCCTGCCAGCTATGCAGGGTCCGGATCGGACCGACGGGACAGTGCCAGGACACGCAGACGTTCCGCGATCCGCTGCGCCACGTCCCCTTGACGACGTGCATGTGCTGCCAGTTGCGGCGGTGCCAGAATATCTGCTCGCAGACTTTGGCAACGTAGGCAGACAGCCATCGGGTAGCGTTCCCGTCGAGGTGAACGTTGACGGTCGTGCTGCTGAAGTCCGTCGTTGAAGGGAGCGCCGTGAAGCCGGGCGACGGGGGGACCTGGAACTTGCTCGGGACGTTGAATTTGTTGGCTACAAGCCAGACACCTTCGTCCTGGTTCTCCCGCGCGAATTCGTGCTGCGCCTGCGGAACGTCCGGCTTGCCAGCGACCGGATAAATGCCGGTCTGTACGATGAACATGGCAGGCGGAACGATCTGACCGAAAGCACTCTCGGCAGTATCGTTCATCATCGTGCGGGCCGTGCCGAGACCGGCCTTGTAGGTTGCCTTGGGCGTGCTGGCGAGACCGTCAGCGGTGCCTTGCATCGTCTTCCACGCCGCAAAACCGACCGTCTTGCCGGCGTACGTTGCCGGGATGTGCGCGGCCAACTGCGTGCTGAAGTTCTCCATCCGGAGGCGAGGCGCGAAATCCTCCGACCCGCTCGGCGAAGTGGATGTCAGCTGCGCGAGTGTCTTGCCGCCAAAGCCCTGCGTGGAGCCGATCGGCACGCGGCCGGCGAAATTGCCGGTCATCTCGTTGCGCGCCTCGTTGATCAGGCTCCAGAGCCCGTAGACCCACGATACAACCGGAGCCTCGCCGTTGTGCCCGGCGATCGGAGAGATGATCCAGTCCGTATAGTCGTAGACCGAGCCCCCGCCGTTCTTGTCGATGTCGGAGGTCGCCACCATGTCGCGGAGCTCGAACGCGCCGGTCGCGATGGTCTCTACGCCGTTTGCGTTGACCAGCGAGCCGAAGGGATAATAGGTGTCGCTCTCGTCAGCCGAGCGCGTCGAATACCCGACCATCTTCGCCGAGACCCCGAAGGACGGAACGGAAATCGTCTTGGGCAACGGCGAAGCCCCACCCTGGTCCTCGCTCTGCCCGTAGTCCATGAACAGGACATAATCCCACCACAGGCCGGCGATCTCCGGCAGCGGACGAAGAGGGACGGCGGCCGAGTAGGCAACCGCATAGGCGTCCTGCGCCTCAAAGCGGGCGGTCTCGTCGCTGCCCGAGCCGCCGCCGCTCTCGGAGGATTGCTGGGGGATAACGAAGCCGGTCGGGTCGGTCGAATAGCCGATGATGCTGTAGTCGCCCTCGACCACTGAGAACGAGGGCGCAACAACGGTGCCATTCGGCAACGTGTAGATACCGGGAGAGATAACGAAGCCGGTGGCGTCAGTTGCCCACCCGGCAAAGGACTGATCGCTGGCGGCCGGGTAGATGACGTCTTCGTGCTGCGACCAACCATCCAGGTTGGACGAGGCATCCTGTTTGCTGTCGAGTGCGGTCTGGTCCAGTTCGCTCGTCACCACCATGTTGATGGCATCCGTGCCGACATTAGGTGCGGTGGTGTTGGCGACGGTGTAGGTCTTGCCCTTGTTGACAGTGCCCTCCCTGACGAAGGCGGTCGCGCCGACCAATTCCGCACCAGTATCGGCATCCGCCGTACGCGTCATGGGCACGGCCGCGCCATTCCACGTCCAATAGCCGTTCTGCGCTCCGGCGGACTGTACAGGCAGCGCCACGCGGTCGCCAGCAGACAGGCCTACGCCGTCGATGGCGGCACCGGGCGAAGTGATGTTGATGTTGCCAGTCGCAGCAACGCGTACGGCGTCTATGACGCGCTTGCCACTGGTGGCGGCTGCCAACGCTTCGTCCAGCGCCGGCCCGATCGGCAAGATTTCGTCCTTTTTCGGGTCGTGAAAGCCCGACGACGGCACATTCGGCGTCTCGTATTTGCGCCATGCATGGCCGATCAGGTCAGTGAACTGGCCCATTTCTCTGTCGCTCCGGGATGGAAAAAATTCAGGTCAGGTGACAGTGACCGCGCCGGTCGCCGCGCTCGTCGTGCTTTCGACGCCCGAGCCGTTGCGCGACCGCAGCCAATAATAGTAGATGCCCGGCGCCAGCGCGGTGTCGGTCCATGCATCGGAATTGGAGGCCGGGCCGTATTCGGTGTGTACCAGCGTCGCCGTGCCCTCGTTGTTCACTGTGTTGCGGCGGATATTCACCGCCACGAAGTTCGGGCTGTTCGGCGAGGTCCAGGAGATCGGCGATTCCCCGACGCCGCCGGGCGCCGTCACGCCGCTCACCGGCCCCGGCGCCGTGGTGTCGGCGACGGCCGTGAGCACGATATAGGCCGTCCACTCGCCCGGCGTCCCCGCCGACCAGTGGCGCCCGCGGAAGCGGTATTGCACCCCGTCGGCGAGATAGCCGGTGCGTTTCTCCGTCTCTTCTTCGCTCGCCATCACGCTCTGCGTCGGGCCGCCGGCGACCGGCTGCCACTCGACTTCCGTGGTGAGCGATTCCGAGGCCGGCGGGTTCCAGCTCGCCAGCGCGAAGGCTGCCTGCTGCCCGCCGCTGACCGCCTCGCGCTCGATCACCACGTCGAACACCGCCGGCAGCGGAATGCCCTCATGCTCGATCTCGGGGATGATCGGCGGCGGATTGCCTTCATCGGTCGCGGCATTGAAGGCAAACAGCGTCGGCGGCACCACCATGCCCTCGACCTCGTAGGTCAGGTTGACCAGCGACAGTTTCGGCCGCCCGATGATCTCGATCACCGCCTCGTCGAGCCGTGGCGGGTAGTGCACGCGGATGAAGCGGCGGTAGGGTACCTTCTTCGCCGGCTCGTAATGCGACACCAGCCGCACCCGCGGCGCGTTGGCCCGCTTGAAGGCCAACGTCTGCAAGCGCTGCATGTGGTTGTGCCGCTGCACCGCGACATTCTCCACCGTGCGGGTGCGCTCGGTGTCGTCTTCCGGCACGTAGGGGTCGCCGACGATCGCCGCGTCGGAGGTGTTGAAGGTCGCGGCCGGATTGGTGTAGCGCCCGCGCACCGCGAGCACCGTCGAGGCGGCCCGCCGGTTGACGTCGAAACTGACGCTGATCAGGTCGTCGGCGGTGAGCCGCACGTCCGACTCGACGAACTCGCCGGCATGCACGCCGATCTTGCCCTCGGCCGTCTCGTAGATCACCAGCTCGGCCGCCTGGTCCATGATGCGGCCGACCGTCGGCGGGTCGTCGCTGGCGCGAAACCAGAAGCCGCCGTGATAGCGCGGCTCCTCCTCGCCCGCCCGGTTGGTCACCAGGGAATCGCAGACATCGGCGGCGTGGTTCCAGTCCGGCCAGTGCAGGTCGTCGAGCGCAAGCTTGAAGCCGACCGGATGGGTGATGTGCCAGGCGCGCATCAGCGCCAGGTTTTCCGAATACGCCCAACTATTGTGGTCGGCCGGATCGTGCGCCGGCTGGCGCCCGTCATAGAGCGGCGCGCCCTCGATCTCCTCGGTCAGGACGGGCATGCCGTTGGGAAAGCGCTTCTGCTGCTTTTCGACCCCGGCCGAGTGGGCGATCATCAGCGTCGTCGCCATGCCGTCGCCGCGATGATTGTTGGTCCAGATGGTCGGCAGCGCAGCCACCATCTCGGCATAGGCGGTCTCGGCATCGAGCCCGAGCCGCGAGCGGATGATGACGCGCTCGTCGAAATGCCCGGGATCGGTCACTGCCCCGGTGACCGGATCGAGCGTCGCCACCGCGTCGTGCAGGTGGTATTTGACGTGCCGGTTGATGCGGTGCCCGGCCATCGCGAAGACGTGGTAGGCGGCGTCGCCCTTCTCCTCCAGCGCCAAGTAGTCGGCCGCCTTCTTGGCGCGGCCCAGCACGAAGGCCGGCGACGGCACCGGCTGGCGCAAGCTGAACTTGCCGTCCTCCGGCTTCGGCACTTCCGGTTCCTGGGCAAGCGCCGAATTGAGGCCGTAGAGCCCGGCCGCCGTGGCGAGATAGCCGAGCCCCGTCGCCGTCGCCGAGATGGCAGCCGGCCCGAGGAAGAACACCGGACTGTTGACCACGAAGGGCAGCACCAGCGCGGCGATGAACTGCGGCATCGTCAGAAATCCCAGATCGCCAGCGGCCGCGCGGTGAAGGCGACGAAACCTTCGTCCATGCGCACCTTCCATTTGCCTTCGTGGCGGATGGCGCCCCATTGCCGGGTTGCCTCCGTCGCGCTGCCGATCACCGCCACGCAGCCCTCGCTCGGCGTCTCGGCCCGCCGCCAGCCGACGCGCACCAGGCGCTGGCCGAACGGCACCAGCCCGCCGGCCGCCGCCATCACCGCATGGCATTGCGCCTCGTCGGCATAGCTGCCGCGCAGGTCGATCGCCGGATCCTCGCTGCCCAGCGCGATCGACCAGTCGGCCAGCGCCATGCAGCAGTCGACATGGCTCCAGGCCCACGGCTTCGCGCCATACGCCTCGATCCAGTGGTCGAGCTGGCGCCCCTGAATCAGCGGAACCGCGGCCATCCGATCGTCTTGTCCTGCAGCTTCGGTACCCGCTCGGCGATGCGATCCGGCGTCGCCGACGGGTTGAGCATCGCCGATCTTGCCTTCTGGTCGGCGTCGGAGATCACCCGCCCCGAGGCGATGGCCCTCAGGTCGAAGCCGCCGACGCATTCGATCATCACCGTCGAGCTCACCGTCTCGCCGGTCACGCTGTCGTCGAAGATGATGTCGTCGACCTCGCCGGTGAACCGCGCCTCGGGCGCCCCGACCGGGTCGTCATGTTCGTTGCAGTCCTGGATCAGCACCTGCGCCGTCGAGCCGATCACGTCGCCGGCCTCGTGGTCCTGCCAGGCGAGGTCGGCGATCTCGGGCGGGATACCGGAGACGCCCATGAAGAGGCGGTTGGCCTCGCCGTTCAGCGCCGCCTCGATCGTGTCCAGTCCCTCGGTGATGGTAATGCCTTTCCATATGTCGCCGGCAAGGTCGAGATAGGGCCCGGAGCCGTCCCACAGCCGCATGGTCTTCGACGGGAAATCGAAGCGGAACAGCAGGCGTATCGACTTGACAGTCATGTCACGCCCCCGCCAGGTCGTTCCAATGGTCGACCGCCTCGACGAAGGCGACCGAGGCTTCGGAGAAGCCGCGCTTGCCCTGCGGCAGGTCCATGCCGCGGTCCTCCGCCAGCCGTACCAGGCAGGTCGGCTCGTCGCATTCCAGCGACGCGCCGACCGGGATCGTCGCCCGGATCGACGGGAACAGCGGCACCGTCCACAGATCGCCGTCGACGTCGATCGCCGGCCCCGTCTCGTAGAGCGCGTGGTTGTAGGAGAAGCGGATGCCGGAAAGGTCGTCGGCCGCCATCAGGCGGCGCAGCGTCACTACGCTGGAGCCGATCGCAGCATGCTCCGCCATCTCGATGTCGATCGCCCCCTGGCTATAGGTGGTGCCGTCGGAGAACGGCGTGCCGTCGTCATGCACGGTCCTCACCCGAGGCTCGAACCGGCCCGACGCGTAGGGCGCGGTGTCCCAGCTCTTCGCCGGCACCACGATCAGCCCGGCGCGGCCGTTAAGCCCGGTGCGCAGCGCGTTCCAGGCGCGCGCCGAGCCTGTGCCGTGCCGCACCACGATGCCGGTGAGCTCGATCGACCAGAATCCCTTGTCGGTGCGTGTCGCCCGCTCGATGCCGTTGAGCGAACGCCCGCCGCCGCGCGTGAACGGCACGGGGTTGGCGTGCGTCTCCTTCGGATTGAGCGCGCAGGTCGGCCAGTAGAGCATCAGAGCCGATAGTCCGAATTGCCGCGTTCGTTGCGGTATTTGGCGATCGCCGCCGGCGCCGAGGCGTTGGCGCGCTGCACCGCGATGTTGACGATCGTGCCCGACCGGCTGACGATCCGCTGGTCGGCGATCTCGGCCATGCGGCCGCTGTCGTCGCGCAGCATCACCGTCACCGTATCGTTGCTGCGGCCGCTTCGGCCATGACGGGCGACCGGCATGGACAGTTCAACCGGGATGCGCCGGCCGTCCGGCAGCGGCACCGCCGCTTCCGGTCCGGCCTCGCCGAAGATGGCGGCCGAGCGCGAGACCCCGCCGCGGGCAAAGCGCGGCAGCGGCAGCGGCCGTCCACGCGCGGCGATGCCGCCCTTGGCGAAGCCGAACACCGAGCCGATCAGGCTGAGCAGCCCACCGCCCGCCCCGCCCCCGCCGGGGAAGCCGAAGCCGGGCATGCTGATCATCTGCTGCGCGATCTGCATGACGATCTGCAAAAGCTCCTCGCCCTCGATCTTGCCGTCGGCCAGCGCCGTGGCGAGGCCGTTCAGCGCGGTTTGGGCGACCTGGCCGAGCCGCTCGTAGGCCTGCCCCTGTTGCTGGACCGCCGCCGTTGCCGCCTCCGTTTCCGCTTTCGCGGCGGTGCTCTGCTGGCCGATGTGCCGGAGCGCCTCCGTCGGCACCTGGAATGCGTCTGTGGCACGCCGTGCCACCACCTCGGAGGCGTTGACCCAATCCTCCTGGACCTTGTTCGACGCGTTGCCGGACAGCATCTGCAATTGCAGGATGCCCTCCTGAAACCGCACCAGGCCGGTGGCCAGGCCGACGTGTCCACCAACCTGCCCGGCGCCAAGACCGCGATCCTGGACGAGCACGTCGCCGCGCTGAATCTGGGACGGGTCGATCTTCACGCCCCAGTTCAGGAAATCGGTGGCGACGTCGCTGCCGCTGCCACTGATCCCGACTTGCGCAAGCGCACTGTTGACGAACGCCGCGCACCACGCGGTCGTGGCCGCATTCAGGTCGACGCCGCCGCGCTTCAGGAAGGCATTGATGTCACCGGCATTGGCCGTCTCGCTCTTGCCGAGCAGCAGGGCTGCGGCATCGACGGCCGTAGCGGACTGTGCCGCAATGGCCGCGGTAAGACGGTCGGCAGCCTGCTCGGCAAGGCGGGTTGCGGCGCTTTCGGCGGGCGTCTGGCCGGAGCTTGTTGCGCTGCCTCCACCGCCGATCGGGTAGTCGGCCAGTGTGATCGGTTTGACGCCTCCCGATGCCGCCGCGTCCGGCGTCGCCGCCTCGCCGCCGACCGTCGAATAGGTGGAACGCTGCAGAAGCCGCTGGTTCTCGCCGATCTGTTCGATAAGGCGCAGTTCCTCGCGCAGCTTGTCGATCTGCTTCTGGATTTCGTCCGTGAACGGCTTGGCGGCATTGGGCATGTCGGCCAGCTGCCGCTGCAACTCGCCGATGCGGTTTCGAATCTGCTCCGGACTGCGGCCCAGCGTGGTCGAGCGGTACGGCTCTGCGCCGAGGGACCTGCCGATCTGGTCGAGGCCGGAAACCTCGCCTATCTCGGCACCAAGCCCGACGATTGCGTCCGTGACCTTGTTGACGGCTCCGACGAACGCGGCAAGCGGCCCCGTAGCCGTGTTCGTGGCGATCGTTCCCACTTCGTTGATCGCGTTGACCAGCGTCGTGGAGAGGAACTCCGCCAGCTTGCTGCTGGCCCCGGTCGCCGTGTCGAAACGGCCGGCGAGATCGACGAGGACGTTCTGGAGGCGGATGAACGCCTGGCTGATGGTGGTCTCGGAGGTCTTAACCCGCTCCTCGAGCTGGCCCGCACCCGCAAGGAAGGCTCGGAAGAACGCCTCCGACGAGACCTTGCCGTCGAGCACGAGTTGACGAAGTGTCGATATGCTGCCGCCGGCTTCCCGCAGGCCGGCCGCCACGGTCTGGATGATCGCCGGGGCGCCTTCCAGCACGCTGTTGAACTCCTCCGCCCTCACGACCCCGCCGCCGAGCGCCTGGCTCAACTGGAGAAGCGCGCCGCTTGCCGACTGAGCGTTGGTGCCGCTGACCCGAAGCGCCAGGGACACCTTGTCGGTGAAGTTCAGAAGGTCCTGCTGGCTGGCCCCGATGGTCTTCTGCGCCTGTGCCAGCCGGCCATAGAGCGTCGTGAGCGACTCGATCGGCGCGGCGTTGCGCTGCGCCGACTGGAAAAGCTGGTCGTAGACCTGCTTCAGGTTCTCGCCTTCGAGCCCCGTCACCTTGAGAGAATTGCGAATACGCGCCGACGTGTCGAGAAGCTGCTGCGCCGCCTGGATGGAAAGGCCAGCGCCGAGCGCTCCGGCGAAGCCGCGTGCAAAACCGCCGAGGCTGGTTGTGGTCAAGTCGCTTTCGCGCCGCATCTCGCGGAGCTTGGCATTGACCCTTTCCATCCCCGGCAGCCCGCGCGAGCCCACGCGCGCCAGCGTGCTCTCGGCGCGGGTTCCGGCCGTCTCGATTGCCTTGAAGGACTTCTGGGCTTCGCCCCTGGACTTCGCCAGGGCTTTGTCCAGCGAGGCAAATCGTGCTTCGAAGATCGCCAGGAGCCGCTCGGCTTCTATTGCCATTGGCGAAGGTCCTCCGATGAACTTCGCGCCCGCCCGACGGCCCGTTCGAATTCTGCTTCAGTCGGAGGCTTCGGCCCGTTGTCGCCATGCGCCCTGTTCCAGCCGCGCACCATCGCCAGATACTGCCCAAGTGACAGCGCGCCCACTTCGTGGATTCCCATCACGATGGCGTTTCCGTAGATGGCGCCGAAGTCGAGCCGTTGGACTTCGGCGCCGTCTGTTCCCCCGCGTCGTTCGTCTCCGTTGTGTGGACGCGATGCAGGGCGGCCAGCAGGATAGCTTCGGCGAGCGCTACGCTCTCGTGCAGCGGCCTGTCGTCGACATAGCGTGTCACCAGAAGCCGCGCATCGACCGGCTTCATGCCTCCACCGACCAGACCAAGCCGGATCGTCTCTGAATAGTGCTTCAGACGAGCAGAGGGTGTCGTGGCGTTCATGTTCGCGAAGAGCAGGAACACCGACATGTCGCATGCGGCCTCCAGCTCCTCGATCTCGGCCAGGCCGAGCCGGAACGTGTGCGTCCCGCCGCCCCAGTCGAGCTCGATCGCCCCGTGCCGGGTCACGGCGTCGCATCCGTCCAGGTGATCGTCCCGTCGTTCATCAGCGTGACCGACACGTCCGCATGCTCCTTGCGGGTGCCGGACACCTGGAACTCGGTCAGGTGGAAGGCGCCCTGCCAATAGCCGCCGCCATCCGCCGCCGGCACGTTGATGCGCACGCGCACGTTCTTGGTCGCGTCGCCCGCGTACCAGGTCCACCAGTTCTCCAGCGAGGTCGTGTGCACCTTGCCGGCGCCGGTGATGGTCGCCGACAGCCCGTCCTTGTTGCGCTGGAACCAGCCCGGCAGTTCCGGCGATTCGCAGTCCGGCACGACCGTGTCGTTGGTGGTCGAGGTGAACTGGATGCCGCGCTCGGTATTGATGAGGCAGTCATGGGCAAAGCCTTCGGTCGGCGTGGCCCCGTCGCCGATCTGCACGAGCAGCTGCTCGCCGTTCATGACCTTGATGGCAGCCATGATGTTCTCCTGGGAATGAGAGGCTGGTCAAGCCGGGGTGAGGAGATGGCGCACGCTGACCACGGCGTGCTCGGTGATTCCGTCGGGATCGCGCATGCTGCGCAGCACATCGAGCTGCGCCACCGCTACGGTGAAGCCGGGGACGGCGAGGCCGTTCGTCACCAGCCGCTCGACGACCGCTGCCGCGATGGCTTTTGCTTCCAGCTTCGACTTCGCCGGCGGCCGCGACCACACATGGATGTCGGAGAAGGCCTCCCAGCCGTCGCCGCAGCTCGTGCCGTCGTCGCCCACCTGCTCGTCGCCGATGGTGATGTAGGGGAACACGAGCCGCTTCTTCTCCGGCGGGTTGTCGTAGACCCTGCCCTCGCACAGCGCCGGCGCGGCCGTCAGCGCCGCATAGATCGCCTTCTGCAGCGCGTCGCCGATCACTTGCCGAGCGCCTTCTTCGCGCCGGCGCGCATGGCCCTTGCCATCCGCGCCCGTACTCGTTTGCGGGCAAGCCTGTAGGCAGGGAAGAAGTACGGGTTGGCGCTCATCTCCTGCGTGCCGAACTCCTGGAAGCGCGCGTAGAACGCCTTGCCGCCGCCGGCGAACAGCGTGACGGCAAGCCCTGCCTCCGCCTTTACGGTCCGCGCGGCGCTGCTCAGCGCGCCCTGGGGCGCCTCGCCGAAGCTGTAGCCGATCGACGTCCGCAGAGCCCCGCTCTCGACCGGCACGAAGCGGCGCATCAGGTCGGTCGTCTCTTCCGCCGACACTTTGAGCGACGTGCGGATTTCGTCGCGCATTGCCTGCGGCAGCGCCTGTAACTGCTTCAGGAACTTGTCCTTGCCGGCGATCTTCATGTGGCGACGCCCTTTTCGGCGGTGAGCCGCACCCATGCCGGGTCCGACGCGGTGTCGACGAAGCGGATGTTGAAGACGTCGGCCGGCCGGCGCGCGTCGCGCATCTGCCAGTCGGTGGTGATCTGCCGGGTCTGCGTGGACGAGCGCACCACCACGTCGACGATGTGCCGCCCCTGCAGCCTGGCGGCCGTCACGGCCTCGTCGCCGCGCGGCCGGAAGAAGCCGGCCCACACGGTGAACTGCGGTGCAAAACCGTCGACCACGCCGCCGCCGCCGTCGCTGACGGGTGCCACCGGCGCCTCGAAGGTGACGCGCTGATCGAGCCTACCCGCGCCGAGCCCCATCGCGTTCCCCTTTTCGCGGAGCGGCCGTCCTGACCGCCCGGCCGAGACGCAGCGCCTGCTCTGCGCACTCGCGCGTCACATTGGCGACCGTTCCTACCTTGTAGGCGAGCGTGAACAGCCCCTTGCGCGCCGCCGGCGAGAAGTCGTGGTCGGCCGTGAACCGCACCCACATCACAGGCTCCAGATGCGCAGGGTGGACAACAGCGCCTCGGCGCTGGCGACTGGCGGCAGCGCGTTTACGGCAACGCCGGCCACCACCTCCTCGCGATTTTCGTACCAGGCGCCGACATAAAGCAGGATCGCCACAATGGCCTTCTCCGGTACGGTGCGCACCGGCGTCTCGCCATCGGTGTCGGGATATCCCGCCACGTACCGAATCTTGACCGACCCATGGTCGCGGCGCGCCGCCGGCCATGAACCGTTATAGACCGGCGCCACCATATGATCGTCCACGATCCGCCACTGGTCGGTGGCGAGCGTCGTTTCTGCGCCGTCCTGGTCGAGATATTTGACCGATTCCACCTCGACGATCGGCCGGAACGGCAGCGCGATCAGATTGCCCCGGCACTGCTCATGGAAGGAAACCATGCTCAGTTCCAGCGTCTGCACGCCGAGCGAACGGCCAAGCCAGCCGGTCGGCGGGCTGACATGCTGCGTCGCCGCCGCCACCAGCCGGGCGATCAGCGCATCGTCGTCGGTATGGTCGACGCGCAGATGCATCTTGGCTTCCGCCAAGGTGATCACCGGGGCCGGCGGCGTGATGACGGCGACGTGCATTGGCCTACCTCGCAGCCCGCGCGGCGCGGATCGCGGCGACGATGTCATCCTTTTTGGACGCATCGCCGAGCTCGATCTCCTCGACCTTCGCCAGGTCCTGCAGGTCCTTGATCGTGAGATTGTCGAGATCGGCCGCCTGCTTTTCCGCATCGACGGCGGCGATTTCCTCCGGCGTGCTTCGCGACGCGTAGCCTTTCGGCGGATACTGCGAGGCCGGATAGCCGGCCGCGACATATTCCGCCACCGTGGGGCCATCCTGCTTTAGAGTGCCGGTCCGTTTCGCCTTTGCGGCGGCGGCTTCGCGTTGGCGCTTGGCCTCTTCGGCGGCCTCTGTCCGGGCGCGCTCTTCCAGTGCCGCTTCCGCATCGGATTTCGGCCCGGCAACCGCTTTCAGCGCTTCCTCCGGCAGGCAGCCGGCGGCGATCAGCCGTTTGGCCTGCTCCAGATTGGGTGCCGGGCTGAACTCATCGCCGCGTGTGAAGCGCTTCCCGCTGCGCACATCGACGCACGCGGAAAGCACGGTCAGAGCCTTGTTCATGATCATGATCTCCAGTGGGGAAGGCCGGCATTCGCGCCGGCTGGGTCAGAAGCCCCCGTCAAGCGCCGGCCGGCCAGTACCGGGAGCCGGACAAGACGGCGAGCGCGGTGACGAATATGTTGCCGGCGTCGTTACCGCTCGGCGTGATCGTCAGGCGCACGTAGTTCTTCGGCCCGACATAGCCGATCTTGCGGGTTTCATTGTCGTCGTCGGCCGCCGTGAAGCCTGCGGCCGCCTCTGTGCCGGTGAGCTGGCTGTCGGGTACCGCGGCGGCGTCCGACAGGTTGGCTGCGTCGCCATGCTCGACCAGCACCGCGAATGTGGCGTTGGCATCGGTGTTGGCGCCGATGTTGATGGCGAAGCACATCTTGTCGAAACCGGACAGGTCGATGATCTGCGACACGATGGCGGTGTTGTCGGTGCGCGCCGCCTGCGGGCTGATCGCGCGGCGGAAGGTGAGATGATTTGCGAGGTCGCGCATGGCGATCTCCTTTCATGACAGAGGTTGCGACGAAGGGGGATCGGGCCGGTCCGAAACCGGCCCGCATGCGCGGCCGATCAGGCCGGGATGTCGAGGCCGACGAAGGGCGAAACCTCGTAGCCGTTCTCTTCCTTGATCGGCGCGTGCATCCAGGGCGCGCCGTCGACGTTCCAGAAGATCTTGATCACGGTCTTGTTCGAGGTGAACTTGACGTGCTCGGAGGCGGCGACGAACGGGCCGGAGCCGTCCTTGATCAGGTAGTACTTCCAGTCGGCCAGAAGCACGTCGCCCTTGGTACCAAGCGCCGGCGCCCGGTTGTTCCAGCGCACGGGATAGCCGAGCAGGTTGCCCGCGAAGCCTTCGCGCGCGTTGGCCTGCCAGATGTAGTGCCCCTCCGGGTCGACCATCTGGGCGATCTGCGGCAGCACCGACTGCGACATCGACCACACCGGCGTGCCGCCGCGCATCAGCAGGACGGCGACCATCTTCACCAAGTCGACGTAACTGACCTGGTTGGCAACGGCGCGGTTGATGTATTTGGTCGCGCCGGCATTCAGCGCGCCGAGCGGTTGGGTGACGCCATTGCCCCGAAGGAAGGCATAGTCTTCCGCCGCGTTGACGCCCTCGCGCATCAGCCCCTCGATGAAAGTGCTGGACGCCGCCCAATTGCGCAGCAGCTTGTCCGTAACCGTCACGAAACCTGCGATCTCGTGCGGCGTGAGAGTGACGCCCCTCAGATCGGCGTCGGTTTCGGGCTTGTCGCCGCCCTCCTCGATCCAAGAGAAGGTCATGCCACCGAACATGTTGGCGGGATTGGCACCGCTCTGGTCGAGCGCCGGCATGGTGATCGACGCATCGGGAGGAGAGCCTGCCGGGATAACCTGGGCGCGCGGGCGCACCAAGGCATCCTGCGGCTGGACCCGCAGGATTGTCGAGCGGAACTGCGTCGGCACCATGAAGCCACCGGACGTGTCGTTGTCCATGCGGAATTCGGCGCGGACATCGCCAGTGGCCGGGTCGATCGCGGCGGGATTGTGCTCCACGAATTCGAGGCGCTGGTCGCTCGGGCGGAAGCGCACGGCGTGCATGAACTCGCCGAGGGTCTCGAACTCGCGCGCCGCTTCCGGCCCGCCCTGCCGCTGGATATTCGCCTGGCGCGACACCGCCGGAACGATGGCGTTCAGCGCGGCTTCATCGCCCTCGACCGCCTCCAGGCGTTCGATCCGCTTGTCGAGGTCTTCCTTGGAAGCCTTCGCCGCGTCGAATGCAGTCTGCTCCTCCGCCGAGAGATCGCGATCCTCGGCCTCGGCCTTTTCGATGATTCCGCGCATCTCGGCGACGAGCTTTGCGCGCTTCTCTCGGAGCTGCTTCAGCATGGGTTTCTCCTGTGTTGCTGAATGCCGGATAGGACTTCGCATCGCCCCGGCCGGCACCAGGAGCGCGATTTTCGAGCCGTGAATTCGGAATGGGTTAGAGGGCCAGCGCCCGCTTCTCTCTGGCGGAGGCGAGCTTGCGCTTCGGCGGCGCACCGACGAAGCGACCGATCGTTTCGTCAAGCGTTGCGATGGAATCGGCCATGCCAGCATCGATCGCCGCCTGCGCCATCACCATGCGACCTTTGCCGAAACCCTCGCGTACGGCGCTTTGCGACACGCCGCGGTTGCGCGCCACCGTCTTGATGAACTGGTCGTTATAGGCATTCACCCGCGCCTGGCGATGCGCGATGGCCTCTTCGCTCAGTGGACCGAATGGGTTTCCCTCGGCCTTGAACTCGCCGGCGGAGATGATCGTCTTTTTGACGCCCATCTTCTCCAGCGCTCCGCTGAGATCGTCATGTACGCCGTAAACGCCGATCGATCCGACTTCCGCCGACGGCGCCAGCACCATCTCATCAGCCGCCGTGGCGATCCAGTAAGCGGCGCTCGCCGCCGTGGCGTTGACATGAGCGACGATGGGTTTGCGGCCCCGCGCGGCAAAAATCCTACCCGACAGCTCGTCGGTCCCGCTCACGGCTCCGCCAGGGCTGTCGACGTCGAGGATGATCGCCTTTACGGCGTCGTCGACCACCGCGGCGTCGAACAGCCGGCCAAATCCTTCCGAGCTGGTGCCGCCCGAAATGTCCGACATCATGTTCATGCGGTTGGCGATGACGCCGCGCAGCGGCAGCACCGCGACGTTTCCTTCTTGCCGCGCCACGGCCTGTTCGGTCTTCCTCGTGATCCGCGCCACCATGTCGTCTGGAAGCTTCTCGCCGGCCGCCTGCAAGGCCAGGAACGCCACCACCTGGTCGAGCTTCTGCGGATCGAGCGCCCAGATTTCGGCCGCGACCGCCAACAGGATGTGCGCATACCTCATTCGGCGTCCCTTTCTGCCCGTTCGTCTGCCTCTTCCTCTTCAGGGTCGGGCGCGCGGTTGGCCGCCCCAGGCGAGCCGTTCGGCTGATAGTTCGGATCGGTCGCTCGCTTCAGCGTGACCATGTTGGCCGGCACGAAGTGCTCGTCGCCTTCCGGGCCGATCGGGTCCTCGTCTTCCAGTTGCAGGATGCGGTTCGGAGAGAAGCCGCCGACCGCGAAAATCTTGTTGTAGAATTCGGCGCGGGTCTTCATGTCGCCGCGCAGCAAGGCGTTCACGTTGAACTTGACGTAAAAACCCTGTTCCTTTTCCTCTTCGGTGAAGAGCTTCCAGTTCAACTCCTGCTCCCAGGCGTCGACCCATGGGCCGACCGTCTGGCGGATGAAGCCGATCATCAACTGTTCGATGCCGGAGCCCCACGAGGTGGTTTTCTCGTGGCTTTGCAGCAGGATCAGCGGCACGTCGAATATGCGGGCGATTTCCGCGATCTGAAATTCGCGGGTGCCGAGAAACTGCGCATCCTCGGGCGGAATCGTCGTCTGGACGAACTTCATGCCCTCTTCGAGCACCTTGACCCGGTGCGCGTTTTCCAGCCCGCCCTGGCTTTCCAGGCGCGACGCCGGGCTTTCGGAGGAACGTTCCTTCTCACCGCCGGGCCTGGTGAGGTTCTGGTGCGCCTGCGGGCCGAGCCGGCCGGGATGCAGCAGGAAGCCGCCGGATTTGGCATCGTTGGCGAAGAACTTGCCGCCGAACGTCTCCGTTGCGATTCCCAGCGCGACTGCCTCGCGGTGCAGCGCGATCTGCGACATGCCGACATAGCCATCCTGGCTCTGATCCATGATGTGGATCACGTTGTCGGGGTCGAGCCGATGGCGCCTGCCGTCGATCGTCGTTTCGTACCAGTGCTCCCCGTCACGGCGCACCGGGCCGGTCCTGTCGGGCAGCAGCGGATAGAGGCCAACCGCCTGGCCACGGCCGTTGCGCTCGATCTCGCCGTAACCGTTACCCCAGAGCAGCGCATGACCCTGCGTCGTCTTGCGAACGGTGCGCGACGACATCAAGTCGTTTGGCCGGACGCCGATGCGTGAGGCAAAAGGATGCTGGCCGGGACCGTTGCCGGGCAGCACGGCTTCCTTACCGCCAGCCGGGCGTGTCCGGTATATGCGCAGCGGGAACCATGCCAGCGGGTTCGAAATCCGGTTGACGCAGGCATAGACCGGTGTGAGCCGGAGCGCGGTGTGCTCGCTGACCGCAACGCCGGAGTTCGTCTTGCCGCCGCCGATGATCTGCATGAGCCAGCCGGAGGGCGAGGTGAGCGATCCGGCATTCTGGTACGTCGAGCCGAACAGGCTGGCGAACAGGCTCATGAGCGTCGTCCCAACAGAATCGCACCGCAGAGCAGGAGCGTGCCGCAGACGATCATGGCGGCCGGCACGTAAATCATGGCCGTGCCGCTCGTTATGAGCACAATGCCGCCGAGGCCGAGGACATCGACCGCTTCCAGCAATCGGCGCGGGTTCTGCTGCTCGCTCAAACCTCGATCTCCAGGATGCCGCGCTGCTCGTAGATCGACGGGTCGTCGCCGCCTTGCATCCAGCGCGCGAGCGCCATCATGTGCGCGACGGGACCATCGATCTTGTTCTCCGCGCGGTCCTTGCGTGGATAGACGTTGTCCTTGGCGTCTGCCTTGGCCACGACGTTCGACAGCATCCAGGTGAACACCGGGTCGCCGTTGTGGGCGATCTTCCTCGACCGGATCAGACCGTCCATCTGCTTCATGGCCGGCGAGAAGTTCAGTACCAGCGGCCGAACCTCCACCGTGATGAAGCCCTCGTCACGCAGCTCCGACATCATCATGTGCGCCTGGTGCGGGTCGAAGGCGATCTCGTCGATGAGAAAACCCTGGTCGCGAAGCCCGAGGATGTCGTCGCGGATCGTCACATAGTCGATCATGTCGCCGTCGGTCTGGGTGATCCAAGCCTCGGGCGCATCACGCCAGCCGCGATAATGCTGGTTTTCCGGCAGCTCGATCGTTGCCTCCGGCAGATAGTATTTGCCAAACCGCGCATACCCGCCCTCATGTTCGAAAGTCAGTTCCATAGCCGCGATGTCGATGGTGGAAGCGAGGTCCAGACCGAGAATGCAGCGGCGCCCTCTGAAGTCTTCAAGCCGCAGCTCTGGCCGTGCGCTCTCGTTCCACTTCTGGATGTCGAAGTAGGCGTTCCGAGCCTGCACCCACATGTTGAGGTGCTTGGTCTTGAACACCCCCGCCTTGCGCGGGTTCTGGATCGCGTCGCGCTGGCGGGCGCGCAGGAACTCACCCTTTACGCTGACATCGTAGTTCGGATTGGCCTTGCGCAGCGCCAGCTCCGAAGTCCAGTCGTCGTCCTTGTCGACGCCAAACATCAGGGCGAACAGCTCGTCGTTCTCGATTACCCCTTCAAGAACCTTCTGCGCTTCCTGAACCGCTGCGTAGCAGGGACCTGCCAGGTTATCGCCGGCCGTGGTGATGATGAGCAGCAGCGGCTGTTCGCGGGCACCCATGCCCGTTTCCATCGTGTCGACCATCCGGTCAGTCGCATGCTCGTGATACTCGTCCACGATTGCGCAGGACGGAGAGGCACCATCGCCGGGATCGCCGATCAGAGGCTCGAACTTCGATCCGTCACCCAGCCGATGCACGCTCTTCGCTCCGACCGTAATGCCGAAGTGGTCGAGCAGGGCCGGCGTCTTTATCGCCATCAGCCGGGCCGGCTTGAACACCTCCCATGCCTGCTTTTCGGTCGTCGCGCCGGAATACACCTCTGCGCCGTGGTCGCCGTCGATCGTCATCATGCCGAGGCCGACGCCGGCCGCCCATGTCGACTTCGCGTTCTTGCGCGGCTCCAGGATCAGCGCCTTGCGGAAGCGCCGGAGCCCGTCCTGCTTGCGCAGCCAGCCAAAGATGCAGATCGTCTTGAAACACTGCCACGGCTCCAGCCGTAGCTTCTCGCCTTTCCTCGCCCACTCGCCCTTGATGTGCGGCAGCAGTTCGACGAACTGGCACCACTTCTCCGCCGCCTTCGGATCGAACCGATAGGGGAAGTTGTGGCTTGCCGAGGCCTCCAGGTCGTCGAGATGGCGCTTACAGGCGAGAACCACCCATTTGCAGGCCGGGACCTTCCCGGCGGCTACATCCCTTGCATATTGATTGCCGACCGCGACATGCGGGTGATCAGCCGAGCGCCGCGAACGGGTTTTCATTGGTGCTCTTGTTCGCCGACACTTTCGAACGAGCCGCCGGCGACAGGCCGAATTCGACCAGCAGCGACTGCGCGTGCCTCATCGCCTCGCTGCGCTGCGCCACCGCCGGATGTCCCTTGATCTGCTGGCTGATGACCCGGCCTTGCTGGTCATACTCGGCCGAGCTAACGAAGGTGCGCCCGCCGTCCTCGATGATGGCCGTGCAGATTTCCACCTCCTCGAGCCTCGACGCCGCCATCGCCAGCATCGCCGTGTCCGAAGCCGAGCCCACACCCATCGATCCGACGATGCCGACGAGCTGATCGAAAATTTCCGCTGCCCGCGCCGACAGCCATTCGGGTGCAGTCGGCAACTCCGACAACGGCACCGGCGCATCCGGGTTCGTTCGGTCGGGCCGGTCCGTGCCGGCGACCACCTTGAGATGGTCGGGCTTGCGCTTCCTGCCGGCCAT